CTCATAGCGCAAGATCCTATTGGTAACTTACACCTTTGGGAGAATGTAGAAGAGCCTTGGCAGTTTCTAGCAGCAGCAGAAGAGTATTACCATTGTGTCGTAGTTGCCGATAGGCAGTTCACACGTCTTATGGTTGCTACAGATGCAACTTGTAGTGGTCTTCAGATCCTTGCAGGATTAGCTAGAGACAAGTCTACAGCACGTCTTGTTAATGTCTTGCCTGGTGATAAGCCACAAGATGCTTACAAGGTCGTTGCTGAGGCTGCTACACCTTACTGTCCTGAGTCTATCCAACCTTACATGGATAGGAAGACAGTTAAGCGCGTCGTAATGACCGTACCTTACAATGCTAAACCTTTCTCTAATCGTGGGTACATCAGAGACGCACTAGCTGAGAAAGGTGTAGAGATTAGTAAGGAAGATCTCACTAAAACAGTCAAGGCTGTACGTGATGCCATGGATGTCGTTGTACCTGGTCCTATGGCTGTTATGAAGTGGATCGAGGATGAAGTAGCTACAGCAATCAAGGCTGGTAAGGAGTACCTTGAATGGACGACACCATCTGGTTTTGTCGTGCATCAAAAGCTCAATAAGAAAAATCTAGTCCGTCTTCAGCTACAGTTGCTTGGCGTATGTCAACTAACAGTAGCTACAGATGACAGCGATGAGGTTGATCTCAATCACCACAAGAATGCAACAGCGCCGAATCTTATTCACAGCCTAGATGCAAGTCTGCTACATTTGAGTGTCTTACGCTTTGACGCACCCATTGCTCTTATCCATGATTCTGTCTTGTGTCGTGCAACAGACATGTCTACCTTGTCTTCCATTGTACGACAAACCTACATGCACTTGTTCGCAGAGCATGATTACCTGAAAGACTTTGCTTCACACATTGGAGCAGAGACTGACCCACCGATTGTCGGAGACCTTGAACCGGAATCCGTTATCGAATCCACCTACTTTTTTTGCTAATGCCACAAGCTATTCACGTTACCCAACAGCCTGTTGTCCTTGAAGGTTATCAGGCTGTACTGAAACCCAGCAAGTTTGGGTATTCACTGTCTGCTATTGTTGATCAAGCACTTGTTGATAAACTTGAAGAAGATCGAGTTGAGTCTGTCAAGTGGGCAGAATCTAAGCTGAAGAACCCGAAGCGCTCTACTCTGAAGCCTGAGCCTTGGGAAGAAGTGTCTGACGGTAAGTACAAAGTTAAGTTTAGTTGGAATGAAGAAACACGTCCGCCCGTGGTGGATACAGAAGGGACACCGATCACTGATGACACCACCCCACTCTATAGTGGAAGCACCGTTAAGCTTGCCTTCCGTCAGAAGCCATACATCCTCCGTGATGGTGTCACCTACGGTACAAGTCTTAAGCTTGTCGGAATCCAGGTTGTCTCGGTTGGTTCCTCTGCAGGTGTTGACACAGGCGATCTTGGTGAAACTGAAGTGGCAGCTCTCTTTGGTCAAACAAAGGGCTACAAGACTTCTGAACCCAACATCACTCCTACCCAAGAGATTGAAGACGACTTCTGATGCCTAGATACCGTTCAGGTTTGGAAGAGAAGGTTGCTGATCTTCTCTCCAGCTTGAAGGTAGAATTTGAATATGAGTCAACCAAAGTTCCTTACGTTCTTCAATGCAACTACACACCCGACTTCCTTTTACCGAATGGTGTCTTCTTAGAAACAAAGGGACAACTGACGGAGGAAGACCGCAGGAAGATGATCGCAGTGAAGAAAGCGAATCCCGACTTAGACATTCGGTTCGTCTTTCAAGCTCCTTACAATAAGATCTACAAAGGATCTAAAACAACCTATGCAAAGTGGTGCGAAAAGCACGGCTTTCAATACTGTTCATTCCACTCCATCCCGATTGAATGGCTAACATGACTTACGGAACTCCTGAGTATTACTGTGAGCAGTTTCAAGACTTTATGGCTGATGCACAAGCTGATCAACCTGAGTATGGTAACAACCTTGTTGAAGGGTTTCTAATGTCTATCGCTGACTGGCGTAAATACCACCAACTTCAAGTAGATGAATACACCCGAATCGAGCAGCGAGTTCGTGAGGCATTTACCGTGTGATAATTGTGGCAGTAGTGATGCAAATAGTCTCTACACTGACGGGCATACCTACTGCTTTTCTTGTAACGCTTACGGGCACACTGAAGAAGATGTTATTCACACTCACAATAAAATGTCAATCACCTTACAAGGTGTAGCCACTAGACTACAGAAACGAAACATCTCTGAGAAAGTATGTCAACAGTATAAGATTTATCGTGATGGTGACCTACTTAGGTTTTATTACCACGATGAAAATGGTATTCTGATTGGATGCAAGACCAAGACCAAAGACAAAGACTTTCGTTATGAAGGACAACCACCTACCTGTCTCTTTGGACAACATTTGTTTCCCGCCACTGGAAAACGAGTCGTTATCACCGAAGGAGAACTTGATGCGGCTTCATGTCAAGAGGCTATGCCGGGGTGGCAGATGGTATCTCTACCTAGCGGTGCCGCAGCGGCCAGGAAGTCGATTCAACGGGCTATCCCATGGCTCCAGGGTTATGAGGAGATTGTCTTGTTCTTCGACAATGACGACGCAGGCCGTAAGGCAGCGGAGGAGGCGGCAGGGATCTTACCACCTGGCAAGACAAAGATCGCCCGTCTGGAGGCGTACAAGGATGCCTCAGATGCCTTACAAGCCAATGACACGGAGTCAATACGCAGAGCAATCTGGGACGCGAAACCTTACCGTCCAGATGGGATTGTAGATGGCAAATCCCTTCTAGAGTTAGTTACAACACCAACACTATCCGCTGATCATGAGTATCCATTTCAAGGAATCCAAAGCAAACTACACGGGATCCGGTATGGAGAACTTGTTACAATCACTGCTGGATCTGGTATCGGCAAGTCCAGCTTCTGTCGTGAACTCGCAACTCACCTGTTACGTGACGGCGAACGGGTCGGTTACTTGGCTCTTGAGGAATCCAACCGTCGTACAGCTCTCGGACTGATGTCCGCTGCTGTTGGCAAATCATTACACATTGGAGAACATGACCGATCTACTCTCACCCAAGCATATCAAGACACTCTTGCTAAGTGGAATCTTTTTCTTTTCGACGGCTTTGGGTCTTTTGATCCTGATCTCATCTACAACCGAATTGAGTACCTGGCAACGGGTCTTGATACAAGGGTAATCTTTCTGGATCACCTCAGCATCTTGTTATCTGGTCTTGATGGTGATGAACGCCGTATGATTGATACAACCATGACAAGACTGCGATCACTGGTAGAACGTACTGGTGTCGCTTTGTTCCTTGTCTCTCATCTACGGAGAACATCTAGTGACCAGAATCATGAGGAGGGTGCCCGCGTCACTTTGGGACAGCTGCGAGGATCTGCGGCCATTGCACAACTCTCTGACGGAGTTATTGCACTCGAAAGAAACCAGCAGAGCGCATCTGGAGGAAGTGATACGACTGTGCGAGTCCTTAAGAATCGCTATTCAGGCGAGGTTGGCGTCGCGTGCCGACTGAGCTATGACCTAACCACCTGTAAATTCAATGAAACCCAAGCAACAGACGACTTCGACCCAACAACAGACTTCTGATTACATTCACCCTTGGTACGAGTACTTGAAGCGTCCTAACCCTCCTACCCCTGAAGCAGTTGAAAAGGCAGCGTTTATCGACAAGACCTACCGCTGGAATGGTCGCTAAGCTCATCTTGATTGATGGGCTAGTCCTTATTACAAACTTATTCATTTGCGCTGGTGTCGTTCGGCACTGGAATGATGTTAATTTTTGACTTAGAAACAAACGGGTTACTACATGATGTTACCTGTATCCACTGTCTCGGTGTCTATGATACAGAGACTAATCAAACCTTGGTCTACAATGATGAAGGTAATGCGGAACCACTTACTCGTGGTCTTCAACTTCTTGAAGACGCAGATATACTTGTCGGTCATAACATCGTTAATTATGACCTGCCTGTTATTCGTAAGCTATACCCTTGGTTTCAAAACTCTGGTAGGGTTTTGGATACTTTGGTTCTTAGCCGTCTTTATCACGCTGATATTCTGAAGACAGATCAGAAGCGTAAGTGGAAACAAATGCCACTACAGCTCTACGGTCGTCACTCCCTTGAAGCCTATGGCTATCGCCTAGGTGAGTATAAAGGATCCTTCGGTAAGGATACAGATTGGAAGCAGTGGTCGCAAGAAATGCAAGACTACATGATACAAGACGTTGTTGTTACTACTAAACTTTGGAAACACTTTTTACCATACCTGAATGGATCACGCTAGAACATCGTGTCGCAGAGATCCTCACTGAACAGGAACTACATGGATGGTACTTTGATGAGCCTGCTGCATGGCAACTTGAATCAACTCTCCGAAGAGAGCTTGAGGATCTTAATCAGCTATTACGCAACAGGTATCCTTACGTTGAAGGGTCGGAGTTTACTCCTAAACGACCTAACAAAACCCAAGGATATGTCACCGGAGCTACTTTCACTAGACTGAAAGAGTTCAATCCAACCAGCCGTGATCACATCGCATGGGTTATGGCTACTTATCACGGATGGAAACCAGACAAGGTAACTGCAAGCGGTAAAGCTGCTATTGATGAGGTTGTTCTTAAAGACATTGGCACAGAGGAAGCTCTGCAATTCTTCCGTTGCCTTGAGCTAACCAAAAGCCTCGGTATGTTGTCTGAAGGCAACAATGCGTGGCTAAAGCTTGTCCGTGATCATCGCATCCATCACCACTGTTCAGTAGCCACTAACACGTTTCGATGTGCCCATCGTAAGCCAAACCTTGCCCAAGTAATTTCTGATGAAGCGTTTAGAAAACTATTTACAGCATCACCTGGCTACACTATGGTGGGTGCAGACTTGTCTGGTATTGAGCTTCGTATGCTCGCTCACTATCTTGCTAGGTATGACGGTGGCAGGTACGCAGACATCCTCCTTAACGGAGACATCCATCAAGTCAACGCAGACAAAATAGGAATCTCACGTCGTCTAGTTAAGACTGTAACCTATGCCTTTCTGTACGGAGCCGGTGACATCAAGATCGGACTATCTTACGACCAACAATTATCGGAGAAAGATGCAAAAAAGAAAGGTGCTGAGATCCGCCAAGCTTACATGGATGCAATTCCAGGACTTGAGAAACTGGTTTCTGCGGTTAAGTCCAAGGCGGAATCTGGTTACATCAATTTGTGTGACGGGCGCCGCTGTGCTGTTGATGGTAGCCACAAAGCCCTTAACTACCTTCTCCAAGGGAGCGCGGGTATTGTAGCTAAGCAGTGGATGGTTCACACTCATAATGTAATCAAAC